GATTATCAAAATGGTACTCTCCGCGATATACATGTAAATTGTCTCCCGACGTTGTATTGCGTACTATAAAGTGAACGTTCTCTTGATACAAATTAGAAAAATCAGGACTATTATATCTAAATGGAAGAAGAGTGTTAGCTACACGATCTCGATGTATAAGTTGAGTAGCAGCCGGACGGACATCGTCAAAAAGTTTAACAGCAAGAGACGGTGAGTCTTTTGCAATATCATATCTCTGAGAAGACGGAACATGCACACCTGGAGAAAAATCTAAAGTGCTTTCTGAAGAAGCAATTAATTCATCCAACGTCTGTTGATTAAGTGATGATACTACTGTTCCGACAGCAAACTCTTTATCTAAAGTATTTTCTAAAACGTATTCCCAGTTTACTGTTGCCATTTCATTTACACCAGCAATACTTGTAGCTAGTACGTCTCTGAAATATGTTTTACTTGGAGCAGACCAGGTTAATGTGACGTCATTAATTATCTCATTATTTGGCCCGCGGTTTAAAATATTTGGCGGTATGTTATTGTTTGTGTTATTTGCGTTATACAGTCTTCTTTTTTCTTGATTATCCCATAACGACCATGTGTTACCAAACCATTTTCCAATCCAAAATCTATCTGCAGCACTGCCGACAGATCCTGTTCCTTTTCTATATGTGGGATAAATCTCTTTGTGATTGTTTAAATCGTCTTCACTGACATCCAAGCTAGTCTCTTTACCAAGTTCACTTGTCACTTTAGTATAAGTTCCGTTCACACCAACGTCTGGAGCACCGCTTACTACAATTGTGTCTGGAGTCGGGTCATCTGCTTTAGGGCCAGTAATTGACCAGCGGTCATCAATTTTTGAAATCTTCCAAGCACTATCTCCAGCTTTTGTAAACGTATTTCCGCTTACAAGATATTCACCGTTTATTTCAGGCTCGATTAGTTCAAGGCCACCTGCCGGGCGTGTATCATCTGCAATGGGTAAAGCATTTGAGAAGCCAAACCAAGAATCAGCGTTTGTAGGCGGCTTAACACTTCCGTCACTTGTAAGTGAAAAATTACATACAGCATCTCTGTCATTGCCAGAAATATCTATAACTTTATTAACAAATGTAGTTGTTTCGAAATTATATTCTAGTTTAGTAACACCGTCATCAGTAAGTTTAAACGACTTTAGACTACCTGCAGCTTTACGGGCTCCACCTGGTTGTGCATAAATAGCGAGTTTTTGCTCCGTAGTAAAACCAGCTTGTCCTGCATCAGGTGATGCATTTAATTGACCAAAATCCCAAACTTGGTCTTGATCGTTTGTTTTTACATTATCAAATAAAACAGTGTCATCAACTTTATAATAAAGACCATTTTCTACACTAAACTCAAGCACGTGTGTATGTTCTAAATCGTCAAAAAACGGATAATCGACTGTTGGAGCTATTTGTCGTGCTGCATTCGGAGGATAAAATACAACTGCAACACGATTGTCATTTACAATGCGTTCAAGATTAAGACCGCTGGGGGACGATGTAGTACCGAATTGAAAAATTCTACCATAGCCATTGCTTGTCGTTGGCCAGTCGCCAGAATTTAATACGCCTGTCCATTCAAACTTAAAATTTGTTCCTAATGTAAATGCATCTTCTGTTTCAATAAAATCATTTACACCGTCAAAAACAGCTCTTTTTGCAGTTTCTTCTCCTATAACACCTGTTGCATCATAAGACCTGTAAATTCCGCCTTGCTCTTCAGCACCTTGGTCTGTAATGTTCCAACGTTTACCATCCCATTTAATATCGTAGTAACCATTATCACCATCATTATCATTACCATAATATTGGTATCGCCATTCGAGTTTTTGGCTTGTAGTGCTTGGTGCAACTGCTCTAAATATTTGATCTTTAGTTAATCCGTACCCGTGATTTCCGTCCGGACGAATTACCGTTTGCGTTGCTCCGGATTTAAAATTGTTCAGTGTCAAATGGCCAGAATCAAATGGGCTATCTGAAATAATGTTTCCATCTTCATCTAAGTCGACAAAGCTACGAATTAATCCCGGCGAAAAGTCTTCAAACGTAGCATCAGACGGTTTAAACAAATAATCTTTTGGCTTAAATAATTCTACATCTGCATTAAAGAAAATTTTAAAGAATGCTTTAATGCTTTCTTCACTGCCACGAGTCTTATAAAATTGATGGATCTTTTTATACAAAGACTTTTTAGTCATCGTAGCCGCTTCGGGTACGGTCTTTGCGATTTCTTGTTTAAACTTATTAATAAAATCATCAGAAATTAAATCTGGATCGTGCTCTGGTATTACGTCAGCAATAACATTGGTCGGACCGGCATTAATATCAATTACTTTAAATGTCGCATCATCACCAGATGAGTTGTTTAGCGTTACGATGTCGCCAATTCTGTAATTCAATCCAGGATTATTAACAACTGCACTAATAACTCTGCCTGCCGGAGAATCAATTCCGGTCTCAACATTGACAGTTAGCTCTTCACCAGATCCTCCGGTTATAGCTAGCCCGGTCGCATCTGAGTGTGATGAACCAGAATTAACAACCTCAAGCTTTGTAACCATACCGTGATTGCTTAGGTATTTGTAGTAATCTTCAAGTAGTGCAATTAAAGATAAGTCAGTACTGGTGCTTTCGCTTGTTGCAGCTGTTTCCCTTAAATATAAGGGGAGTAAACTTTTAACTCTAGCTGCTTCAGTATTATGATGATTAACACCTTCTGACTCATTTGAAAAGTGCGGCATAATTAATATCCTCTATTAGCGTTATATGTTGACGTTCCTTCACCGCTTGTAGAATTTCCAGAATCAGAAATACCAACTATGGTTGTTTTAGTCAATTCTGTTTGTATAATGTTTCTCTTAGACACAAAAATATCTTTATTTCTTGGTTGAATCGTAATCTCTATAGTCTTATCTATATCAAGTCCAAGGGCGCTCACGGCGAGCTTACCGGTTTCGGGATACAAAAATCCTACACTATTATCGACTCGAATAATATTCTGAGAATCTGCTCCTGACCGGTATGAATATATATTACGTTTTTCAGTATCACCGCTAATAGGTTCGTCAGCGATTCTAACATTTGTAAATCCGTTTCTTGTATATGTAGTAGATGAAATCATTGACTGACTTTGATCAAGAGTTCCAGCAATTGGGAATCCAAAGTCAAGTTCTTGTGTATCATTTGAGTTAGAAGTCAATGCCAATCTTTTGTACGCATAAACATTTAAGTTATTACTCAAAATTGCATCGTCAACAGTATCAAGCAATGACAGCAAATTAGAATGGCGGAATATACCGTCAAAGTCATTTAAGTTTGCAAGATCATACTTGTCGATTTCTTTTCTAAGCTTTGAGGCAAGCTCGTTAACAGTTAGATTTGTCAAGTCTAAATTATATCTAAATGTTAAATCAAAATAAATGTAGGTATAAATTGGATCAACAATTTTAGGAACGATGCCTAGCATTTTTTTACTTGTTATAAAATCGATAATTTCCGTTTTTTGTAGTTCTGTTAAAAAGTCAGCACCTTGAGGCTTAACTGCAATCAACACTGATCCCATATCAGGAGGATCATTCTCTTCTCCACCCCAAGAAATAACATCTTTGATCCCGCTAATGTTTTCTTTAATTAATGCTCTGTAGTCACTTGCGGTAACGGCTCTGTCTTGAGAAATAAAACTCAGAGGTGCATTAAATTTAATACTGTCAATTGATTCTATATCTGCTCCACCGGCCGCAGGAGATACGGTCGTAACAGATACAATTTCTACATCGTTTTGGCCAGTTTCAGCGTATGTAAAGTTGCTAGCACCATTTGCATCGGTTCCCTTTGATGATAGAAAGTGCGCTTCCACTTTACCTGAAGCCAGAGGTTGTTTACCGATTGTACCATTACCGAACTCAATTTGATAATTACCATCAAAATTTTCATTTAAAAAATACACTCTACTAGTAGAATCTATATTAGTAAACGTAGTAAATTTATTAAATGTGTCATAGGTTGTAGCAGTCAGACTGTCATATACACGAATATTTAGCGTGCTAGTATCAATATCTTTGTCATTAATAATAAATCGTTGGTTATAACTATTGTCCACCGTAAATGTTTGTAATTTGGTTACGCCTTGTTTCACAACTACGTTATTGAATGTGAATGTATTTGTATCAGTATCTCGATCAGCTGTGTAGTCAGTCGTTGTTTGAAATACAAATGTAATCCCGCTAATTACGGCCGAAAATTTAGTACCTTTTGTCATAGTATACGATCCAATGTTGCTTCCTGTAGCTCTATTGAATACGATGTTTAAACTTGCCGTCGCGCCTGTTTTAGATGTTGGCGTATAACCAAGCAATTTAGCTCTGGAAACTACGTTATTTCTCACTTGCGCAGAATCTAAAAACGATTCATTCATTGCCATGTGGGCAAGAACTGCATTATAGTGTGTATTATAAGCAAGAATATCCAATACATTATTTAATCCAGATCCGGTAAAATCGTAATCTTTAAAAGGGCCACTATCCCGATTAAAATAATTTCTTAGGTTTGTTTTAATCTGATCAAAATCAAGTTCGGTTGTATTGATCTGCGCCATATTATCTCAGCCTCTCTAAATAAAATGAAATTTCTTGTTGACTTCTTTCGTCATATCTAACAGTGAATCCAACTGTTACTTCGTATGCATTTCTATCATCATCAATAAGAGTTTGAACTGTTACATTACTTAGTCTTGGCTCGTATCTTTCTAAACACGTTTTAATTTCATCGCGCAGCGCGTTTGCAGTAAATGCATCTGCTGGCTCAAAGAGCAAACTCGTAATATTGCTTCCAACATCCGGTTGAAAAGGTCTGTCGCCGTAGTTTGTTAACAGCAAATTTTTAACAGAATTTTTTACGGCGTCTAGGTCTTTTAAAGGTCTAACATCAGCCGTGTTAGGATGCCGACGAAAATTCAAGTCTAAATCAGCATAGACATCGGATCTACTTACTCTTGAGTTTCTAGATTTTAAATTTTCGTCTGAAAGCGCCTTACTCATACTTTCTATTTATAGTACTAATAGGAGTAAGTTTCGACATTTGGTATTGTATTTGCGGTATCTTCTGTGGTAGTCGATGATGTTTCTTCTGTTGTAGTTATAACTGGCGGCGTATGCGTATAGCCAAGCGCAGCAAATCTTATATGATCGGCGTATGTTGCTGCAAAATATGCAACTCCAGTAACCGGGTCATACATAGTATGCGGAATAAATCCGGATTGTGAAAATCTACTACTTTCATCAACCATATTTGATGTATATTGAAACTCCGGTCCACCAATTGTATTGAGCTCATAATAGTTTATATTAATTAACTCTTGTTTATATTTTTTAAATATGTTTAAAATAGTTACATCAACGCCGTTAAACTGCGTATCAACAAATGCAGGAGATTCCCTTGAAATTAAATTATTAAATGTATATCCAAATATCGTTAAATAGTTTTCGTCTGAACCGGTAAATGCAATACCAAACAATCTTTCTTTAACTATATTTTGTTTTGCTAAATTAACACCGGCTTGAAAAATCATATCTAAATCAGGATCTAAATTGAATTTAGACTTTTCAAACATATAATTAATGATAAACTGTAAAACTTTTCTAACACGTGTATAACCTAGAATTTTTGTTTCTACCAAAGAAAAGTTATTTAATTCAATAATTTGTTCTTCTGACAATTGAGAAATACCAAAATCTTTTGCATATTTAAGTAAACCTAATCCTTTATCATAGCCTGCGGCAGTAGATCGCTGTTGTAAATTTAATCTAGTTTGTGTATCGATTGTAGGAGCAATACTTTTTTCGTAATTGTTTGCCGATATTACTTTTTCAATTTCGGCATCAAGCTCGGCCCTCAACGCATTTTTATATGCATTGTATTGATTAAACGATACTACTGTGTTCCCAAGCATATTAGCCGTATTATCGATTACAGTTGGAGCAGGAATAATTGCTATGGGCGGATTCTGTACAGCAATAAAGGGTTCTTTACTTTTTATTACTGGACTATATGTTCCGTCAGCTTCTAAAATACCATCAACATTCGGCGCCTGATCGTATACATTATATAGAGGATTAATGAGCAATTGCTCGGTAATTGTATCAACTTCAGGAACAGCATTTCTCCATTGCTGTCTAATAGTTTCTAAAACAGAAGCTACTGACGGATCGTTATCACGAATTAAATTCTGAGCATTTGTAAGTTCTGTTTTAAAATTTGCCCGAATTGTTTGATCCGGAAATGCCGTATCTAAATTATCAAACAAGGTAGCCATTTGGCTATCTAAGTCATCGATTGCATCAGCGCCGGATACAGCTAAGTTTTCCACTTCTGATGAAGTAGCTTGTCTCTGCGCAACGTACGTTGCCTGATCTATATTATTAACCGCCATATTAATTTAAAAATATTTTTGAGCCTTTAACTGTCACTGTAGATGATGCTGTCTCGTTAAGCGTAGCTTTTGTATCCAGTCTCATCTGCCCCTTCGACGTAATAGTCATAGTAGAATTACTTGATGAATACGTCGATGCCCCTCTTGAAATTACAGATTGTGTTTTGCCGATTTTTGCGGCACGATAGCCTTTAACAATTTCGTCAGAATTTCCTTTTACAATTGTTTCAGTATCAATAAAGATTTCTCTCAATTCATCTTGGCCAACACGCAGTGTTCTATTTTCTGTTACGTTACAGAATTTATCTTGTCCTACATCAGTTAGGTAGTTTAATCCTATTTTTTCGTGATGATTACCTTTAATATTACACGTGTAATCGCCTTCTACTTCTAAATTATAATTACCTTTGACCAAGGTTTTTAAATTTCCGTCAACTGTAATATTACAATTGCCTTTGACATAAACATTCTGGTTTTCAAATACAACTTTAAACTCATTACCTACAACTGTAACACTACGATCGCCGCGAGCATTGATTTCTCGGAACGTTCCGGATTTGTGCATTTCAGATATACGTTCTTTTTCTGTAGTATCATCGTACTCGACAATATGCCCGCACTTATATTCTTTTACATGATTAAACGGATAAACCGGAACAACGTCAACTTCCGGATCTCTATTATCCCATGCTCCTCTTTCAAGATCAGTCTCACCGCTGATCATTGACATATCTGGGGCAGACGCTGTTTCAATCTGTTCTTGCCGCAGTTCTTTTTTCTTTACAAAAAACTGAGATTCAGCAAAATTACTACGTGCCATTCTGGATAAGTCTGGTACACCATTTTCTCTTGGGTGTTCTGCATTTGGATCTACAAATCCAGCTCCGTATGTCAGCCCGCGCTGAAAAGATATAGACGGTATACTACCTAAAATAACCGGATCTTGAGCAGCTTTACCATCTCTGAAAAATCCAACAACCCAGGATCCAGGAAGTAGGCCAGTTGTTCCTTCACCAATACCGCTCATAGACGCACTTGTTACCGGTGCAATACATGTCGCAAGGGGAAGATCTTCTGTTGGTATACCCTTCTCAGGATCTGTGTCAGCAGTGTGATAACCAAAGC